GGATGGGCGAGAATATTGTCCGGCGTGTCGTACTGGACGAGCCTTCCCTCGCGGAAAATGGCGATGCGGTCGGCCATCTTCACGGCCTCGTCGATATCGTGGCTGACGAAGAGCACCGTCTTCTTGATCTGCTTCTGCATGCGCAGGAATTCGTCCTGGATGGACGTTCGGTTGATCGGATCGATCGCGCCGAACGGTTCGTCCATCAGCAGCACCGGAGGATCGGCGGCGATGGCGCGCAGCACCCCCACGCGCTGCTGCTGGCCGCCCGACAGCTCCTTGGGATAGCGCCTGAGGAAGGTGGCCGGCTCGAGCCCCGCCATCTCCAGCAGTTCCGCCGCCCGGGCGCGCGATTTCGCGGCGTCCCAACCCAGAATGTCGGGGACGAGGCAGATATTCTGCTCGACCGTCTTGTTGGGGAAGAGCCCAATCTGCTGGATGACATAGCCGATCGCGCGCCTCAGCTCGACAGGGTCGTAGGAAGCCGTGCTGCGGCCGTTGATGAAGATCTCCCCCGAGCTCGGCTCGATCAGGCGGTTCACCATCTTCATGGTCGTGGTCTTGCCGCAGCCCGAAGGGCCGAGCAGCACGCAGATTTCGCCTTCCGGCACTTCGAGGGTCACGCGGTCCACCGCCGGCACGGTGGTGCTGGGGAAGGTCTTGGAGACCTGTTCTAGTCTGATCATGCTGGTCCTATTGCCGCAGTCCGGGAGAGGTCACGAGCCGCTGCAGGCCCAGGAGCGCAAAGTCGGCGAGAACGGCGAGTATGCTGACCGCCAGCGCGCCCGTGACGAGCTGCCGGGGATCGGTTTGGCTGATGCCGCGCGTGATGAACGCACCCAGCCCGCCGGCCCCGATATAGGCGGCTATCGCCGCCACCCCGATATTCATCACCATGGCCTGCCTGACGCCCGCCATGATGACCGGCAGGGCGATAGGGAGCTCGACCTGCCACAATCTCTGCAGCGAGGTCAGGCCCATTCCGCGCGCCGCCTCCCTGAGGGCGGGGTCGATGTTCGACATCGCCGAATAGGTGTTCCGGATGATCGGCAGCTGCGAATAGAGCAGCACCGCGATAACCGCCGGCAGATAGCCGATCCCCTGCCCGATCAGGGACAGGACCGGGATCATGATCCCGAACAGCGCGATGGAAGGAACGGTGATCATCATCGAGGCGGCGTAGAGCACCGCGTCCGCCGACCGCTTGTGCTGGCTGATTGCAATGCCGATCGGCACGCCGGTGAGGACGGCGACCCCCACGGCGACGGCGACAATAGCTATGTGCTCCCCGGTCCGGCTGGCAATCAGCGGCCCGTTTGAGAGAATATATTGCAGAATGTCCATGTCGATGGACGAGACCATAGGCAGACACCCCGAGGTAACGCAACCCTCGGTTCGGAATGAAAACCCGCCGCCGAAATCAGTTGTTGTGCCGATGTATTACTTAACGACAGCGCAACGCCATCTTGCTGACAAACATTCGGCAAGATCGTTTCTTTGTTCAGCAAGTCGATCGGATATTACTGAGCGTTAAGAAAAAATTTTCTAACAGCTGACGAGCGCGCCGGCGTCGCCGCGGGCGGATTCATGCGTGCGTGGCGCCCGACCACATGCGCCAGCAAGCCGCCATCCCGGCTTCACCAGGACGCCGAGTCGGGCGAGTCCAATGAACCCGCATGCACAGGTGAAAATCGGCTAAGTCATTGAGAATTGGTGGGCCCGGCAGTCCTGCCGAAACGCCCGGACGCCAATAGGTTAGCACAGATGGGCGGCCCCGAAATGCCCGATCGGGGCCGCCGATTTCCGCGGGCTTCAGGGCCGGCCTTCTAACCAGAAAAGGCGGGGTTTCTCCCTTCCCTTCTACACCAGTTCCCCTAACTGCTGCACCACCGGCGCGCGCCGCGCCGCTTAATGAATAAGGGGACAGCGATGACGATATTCACCGTGGATTTCGATAATGAACATGCCGCTTGGTATGTGACGGAGCGCGACCCCGCGGACAACATGCCGCTAAATAGCTTCGGCCCGTACGATGACCGGCTCAAGGCCAACCGAAGCGCAGCCAACCGACGCCACGCCCGCAAGAAGCCGCGCCGCTCGGTTTATCGATAGCCGCCAGAAACGACAAAAGGCCCCCTCACGCCGGGAAGCGCGAGGGGGCCTTTGCGTTGGGCGGATAGGTGCCGGCCGGGGCCACGACCCCCGGCCGGCCGCGCTCGACGGACCCGCCCAGGGTTCCGAAGCGCGATCTCGATATCAGTGCCGGACGTGCCGGATCGGCTGCGGCCGGGGCGGCGGCTTTACTGCCGGAAAATCCATGAGGTCATTGAGGCCGCTGACAAGTCGATCCCTGGCCTTTTCCAGTCCCCGACGATGCTCGGCATCGGCGGAAAGGATGGCCTGCGTTTCGTCGTCCCGGCGGGTGAACAGGGTGCGCAATACCTTCATCATGCTCATGCGTCCGTCCTCTTGACGCCGAGGACATCGGACAGCCGATTGAGCGCGGCGGTATTGCTGGCGATGGCCTCGGCATTCTTGGCGCTCATTTCGCGCAACGCGTCGTTCAGCGTCTCGTTGCGCTTATAGAGCGTCATGACGGCATAGCCGGCGACAAGCGCGCCGATGCCGGCCCACCCATAGGACAGCAGTTGGGTGATCAGCGCATCCATTTTCTAGCCCCCCGAGTGCTTGGCTCGCCAGGCGTCGGCCGCCCGGACCTTGGCGCCGCAATCGCCAAGCTCATGGATGGCCAACTCCCGATCCGCCTCGATGTCGCCCGTTGTCGCCAATTGGAGCCGATGCTGGTCGCAGTCGCCGAGCTTGGGCGGAAGGACCGTCACCGTCTCAGTTTGGACGACCGGCGCCGGCGACGGCCCCTCCATTGTTGAGCACGCTGCGCAGGGCGTCAGGAATAGGAGCGCGCAGGTAAGCGTCCACGGTCGCATCATCGGATTGCAGCTTTCGGATGGTGGAGGCGAGGTCGGCCGCCTGTTGGGCGGACGCGGCGATCTTGGCATTGAGGTCGTCGATCAGCGCGCCATTGAGGGCATCATTGGCGCGGAGGTCGGCTATCGTCTTGGCCTGGGCGGCATTGGCCGCCGACAGGCTGCCAAGCGCCGCGTTGGCCGCATCGAGCTTCGGCTGTAGTTCGGCGCGGCCGGCGGCCTCGCCGTGCTGTTCGACCGTGATCAGGCCGTAGGTGACGAGGCCGGCCACGACGACGAGCCCGGCGAAGCTCGCGATGGCTTTCCAGCCCGAGAGGAAATCCAGCATCAGGTATGCACCCCCGCGATCGAGGCGAGCGTCTCCTGCCCGGCGATGCCATCGACGCCAAGCTTGCGCGAGCGCTGATAGGCGAGCACGGCCGCCTCGGTGCCATATCCGAAGATGCCGTCCACGATGCCGCTGTAGACGCCGATCGCCGCAAGCTTCTCTTGGAGGTCGGTCACGGCCGGGCCGCGCTCGCCGCGGCGCAGGATGCCATCCGCCATGGCATCAGGCGCGAAGGCGCCGATGGTATAGTCCCCGAACTGGATAAGCTCGGCCTCGTCGCGCCGGCGATTGACCAGCCCGGCGATGCGCTTGCCATCGGCCGTGATGCGATCGGTCTTGAGCAGCGCGGCAGCGCGCGCAATGTCGCCGGCGGCGAGGGCCTGCGCCCATTGGTCGGCATAGGCGCCGGTGCCGGCATTGTAGCCGACCGAGCAGACGCCATCGCGCTGGAATTGCGTCAGGCCATGGAAGGCGCGATCGGCCGCCGGGCCGACCTCCTCCTCCATGATCAGGATGAGAACCTGATCGGCCTCCTCGCGCGTCATGGTGGCGCCGGGGCCGAAGGCCTCGCCGGCCCGATGCTCGGCCCACCATTTACGGAAGGCGGCCGAGCGCCAAGTGAAGCCCTCGCCAATCGTGCCGACCCCGCCGGCGTCAAGATACCAATGGCCGACGAAGCCTTCACAGCCGCGCACGAACACGGCCCCGGAGAGGCTGAATTGCATGTTGATCCCCTGGTGGTTTGGTGGGCCTAGCGGCTGTCCTTGCCGGCCGTGCCCTTGGGCTGGCGCAGATCTAGGGCGGTGATGAACCCATCCCGCGAATAGCGGTGCTCGACGCTCTCGATCCGATAGGTGCCGTCCACGCCGGGGCGGCAATTCGACAGGATGCACAGGCCCTCAGGCTGCGCGTCGATATTGCCCTCGATCGTCACCGAGCCGTCGCCGGCCTTGCGGTCGCGCTCCGCGGCATGGCTTTTCGAGCGCGTCTGCGCGACCGGCTGATCCGGGTCGGGGAAGATCGAGGTCTTTCTGGTCTTGCCGCCGGCGGTGCCAGTGTCGGCAAGTTCCTCTTTCCACTTGGCCGACTTGCGATCATACCAGCGCACGCGCGTCTGCTGTTCGACCGGCCGTCCGAGGATCGGGCTGATGGAATATTGATGGAGGTTGTCGCCCCACGCCACCATCACGGTCGGGAGCGTCTCGCCGCCGGGGTTCGTCCCGCCGTTTCGTTTGGCAAGAACTGCGGTGGCGCCGTCGATCTTGAACGTCCCGCCGACCTCGGCCGCCATGCGCTCGCCGAAAGCGACGAAGCTCTCGTCGTCCAGCGCCAAATATTCGCGCTGTATCGAGGCAAAGTCGGGATCGACGCTCACGTCAACCCCGGCGAATTGGCCTGCCGCCTGCAATGCCTTCTCGACCGTTGAATTGTCGAAGTGCTGGCGCTGCGCTTGCTTGGCCTTCCCGCGGGTGTCCATGCCCTTGGCGCTGATTGAGAGCGTCCGGCCTGATCGGCTGCCGCTCGCCCGGACTTCATCAACCGTGCCGACGAATACGAGGCCGGCGCCGGTGTCCTCCCAGCCGAGCGAGATCGCCACGATCGCGCCGGGCTCGGGCATCACCACCGCCCCATCGGTATCGTCGATCTCGATACTGGCCCGATCGCTGGCCTCGCCGGATTTGTCCGTGACGGACAGGCTGATCAGGATCGGCGTCAGGACCGACGTGATGTCCTGCCCGGCTACGACGACCGAATAGATGGCGCGCTTCGACATACCCTATCCCCAAAGCCGCACAGGCGTGACGGTCGGCGACGCCGCCGGCGGCGGGATCGGCACCGTGATCGATCGGCCGACCGGGAGGAAAGGCCCGAGCGCGGCGAGGCCGGGATTAAGCTCGTAGAGCCTTTCCAGCGTGCCCGGCATCGGCTTGCCGAAGCGGCGCCATATCAGGAGCGAGGCGGTCAGCCCCTCGCCCGCCACGACGATCGTCTCGGTGGTTTCGCCGGTCGTCGTCATGCCTGCCTCCAATATCCGTCCGTGAGCCAGCCGTGCCAGTGTTCGACATGATGGACGGAGGGCCAGAGCGTGATGGCGTCGGTCAGGCCGTTCCATTCCCAATAGGGCCGCAGCATGGACTTGCCGCGGAGGCCTATCCTGATCTTCCCCACGCCCCCGCAGCCGCAAGGGCAGCAATACCGAAGCCAGTCATCGCCCAGGCAGAAGGCCCCGGGCAGCAGCGCGGCATCGTTCTCGTAGGCCCGCATAAAATCGGCGGCGGCCATGAAGGTGGCGCGCACCGGCGCCGCGAGGCGGCGATAGGTGCTCATCACAGCACCCCGGCCAAGAGCGCGAAGTAGGATTGCGCGGCGGGCGATTGCGCCCGCCGCATCGTGATCGTGACCTCGACGAACTTGCCGACGCCCTGCCGGTCGAGATACGTGGATTTCGCCTCGACCTGGGTGATGGCCCACCATCCGAGCGGCGTGCCGTCGCCCCGCATCAGATATTGCGGGCGCCCCGAGGCCCGCATCTGGTGCAGGGTTGCAAGTTCGTCCAAGCCGCCGAACTCGGCCGGGAAAAGCCGGCCGGCCAGCGTCATTTCATGCGAGCCCTCGCCGACGTACTCCTGCGGCGGCTCGATGCCGACCACAGGCTTGGTGGCGTACTCGGTCGTCGCGCTTTCGCTGACCTCATGGACGTTGAAGGGCGCGACCTCGATCGCCAGCGCCCCAAGCTGATAGAGCATCAGTAGCGCGCCTCCGTGTCCGCATGCAGGCCGCGCAGGATCGAGGATAGTTCCTCGCGGGCGCGGCGCCCTGCCTCTCGCCCGATCGCGGCGGCATCAGGCCCCACGCCATAGAAATTCTGCGTGAGATTGACGGTATTCCCGCCGAGCTTGCCCAGCGGCGTGACCGTGCCGGACCCGCGTGGGCTGATGACCTCGGGCTCCTTCTCGCCGACGAGGAAGGAGCCACCTGACCAGACGGGGCCGCCGCCGGCGCGGTGCGGCGGCGTCATGGTTGTGGCGCCGGACGGGTACGGATTGCGCGAGCCGACCGGACCTGTCGGCACCTGACCGCCGCCCCCGAGGCCAAGGAAGCTCCAGTCTATGGAGGGCTGGATATGAATGTTCGACAGCATCCCGGCGATCTTGCCGGGTATCGCCGCCACCGCATCCCAAAGCCCCTTCAAGGCGAAGGTGAAGCCATCGACCAGGGCGTTCGCATATTGGACGCCGAGATAATGCCAGGCGTCTTTGGTGCGATCGTCCATCGGCTTCGGCGTCAGCATCGACACCAGCGACCCGACCCAATTCCCGACCGCCGACTTGGCGCCGTCGAGAGCGCTGGCGATGCCATCCCAGGCCGCCTGAAACGGCGCGAGCAGCGGTTGCAGCTTTTCAATGGCGGGCTGCAATCGCTCGCCAAGCTCGGAGGCGAAGCCCGAGACGAGGTTCGACAGCTTGTCCCATTGCGTCCAGAGGATATAGCCAGCCCCCGCCAACATGGCGATGCCCGCCGCCGCAACGGCAAGCTCGGGCAGCGAGAGGGCGGCTATGGCCGCCCCGATCGCCACCAAGGCATCCGAAAGCGCGGCCACGCCGGGCGCCGCGCGGGCGGCGCCGCCGAGCCCGACAAGGAACGCCTCGATGCCCGTCAGCTTGAGCCCCTCCATGCCGGCCAGCGCCGTTTGCAGGGCCACGGCCTCTTTCGCCGCGCTGGCGTATTTGGCGATCGTCTTGAAGGTGCCGGCGAGGATCGTCAGCGCGCCGCCCTTGCCGATCAGGCCGACGAACGTCAGCGTGCTCATGGCCGCTTTGAAGAGGATCAGCGACGCGGCGGTGCCGAGGATGCCGGCGATCAGCTTGGGGTGCTCGCCGGCCCATTTCGTCATGTCCTCGACGATCGGGCCGAGCTTGTCCATCAGGTCATTGAGCGGCGGCATCAGCGCATTGCCGACAGCGATCCCGAGAGCGGTGAGCCGGTTCTGGAATAGCTGGAGGTTGTTGGCGAAGGTCTGCGACCGAAGCTGGAATTCCTTGAAGGACGAGCCGGCATAATCCGCCTTATCGGCGACCATGCCGAGGCTTTCCTTGAGCAGCGGCAGGTTCGTCAGCAGGATCGGCAGCGCCCGGGCCTCATTGCCGAACAGATTGGTCGCAACCGAATTGCGCTCGGCCTTTGGCAGCTTGGCGATCCGCTCCATCACATCGAGGGTCGTCCCGACCGCATCCTTCTGCATGCGCTTGGCGACATCGGTCGCCGACAGCCCAAGCTCCTTATAGGCCTCGCGCTGGCGCTTGGTCACGGACGCGCCCTTGGTCAGCGCATTGCCCATATTGCGGAACGAGGTCGCCGCCACGTCTGTCTCGGCGCCGGCCGATACCATGGCCGAGCCGAAGGCCGCGACCTGCTCGGCCGTGAAGCCAAATGTCTTGCCCTGGGCGCCGACGCGCCGGACGACATCGAGGATGTCGGCCGCCGACGACGCCTGATTGTTCGACAGATTGTTCATGGCGTCGGTCAGGCTGACGACCTGATCGACATTGAGCCCGAGGCCCGTCATCATCTTGGCCATGGCATCGCCGGCCTGATCGGCCGTGATGTCGAAGGCCACGCCGACCTTGGCCGCATCCTCAGTGAATTTGAGGATGTCCTTGTCGGCAATGCCGGCCTGCCCGGCGGCGGCCGCGATCCGCGCCAGCCCCTCTACCGAGAGCGGCACGGTCTTGGACATTTCGAGGAGCTGTGCCTTGAAGTCCGAGAAGGCCTTCGGGGTCGGGAAATTCACGACCTTGCGCACGTCCTGCATGGCGCTTTCGAAGTCCATCGCCGCCTTCACAGGCTCAGCGATGGCCGCCTTGAGCGCGAACAGGCCGCCCATGGCGTCGATCATACCGCCGCGTGCCCTTTGGAGCGCCAACTGGTTGCGCTCCATCATGGCCGAGAACTTGTCGCCCATGCCCTCAATGCCGGTCGAATTCTGGAGCCGGCGAAGCGACGCGGCCGCCTTATTCGCCGGCCCCGTCACCTGATCGAGGAGCTTGACAATAAGTTCGGTGCTGAGGGTTGCCATCAGAACGGTCCCCGTAACCGAGCGAGCCGGGCGGCCTGCTCGTACATGCGAAAGAAAAGAGTGATCGGCGTCTTACGCACGACCGGATAGGGCGTCGAGAGGACGGCGGCGACGAGGGCGACGGCGGCATCGCCATGGACGCGATACCACTCGACGAGTTCGACTATTGGCCCTCCGCCGGCGTCCCGAATGCCAAAGGGGCGGCAAGCTCGGCGAGCGCCGCAAAGTCGTCGCGATGGACCTTGCGAACGGTGTCCAGCGGGAGCCGCGCGAGCGCGGCAATGATGGCGATCGTCCCGGTCACGGTGATGCGCCCCTTGTTCATGGCGCCCTGCGTGTCGATGACTTCAAGAGCCTCGGCGTCCGGCTCGGAAAGCCGGATCGTGGTGATCGGCTCCTGCCCGTCGATCTTGATAGGGAATTTCAGCGTATAGGTGGCTTCGCGCCAGACGGGCGCGGCATTCGCGGTGTCGGTCATGGGCTCGTGGTTCCCGTGGAAACGGCAAAAGGCCCGCCCGGGCGCAATGCCGGGCGGGCCATCAGGAGGGGCGATCAGCTAATGCGCAGGATCGCGTTGGCGTCGGCGTTCTGATCGACGCCATCGATCCGCCAGAGGGCGGTGAAATGGTCCCACTCGATCTTGGGCGCCTTGTTGAACCAAAACTCGTAGTGGACGATCGAGGAGATCGAATACTCGTGGCCCATCAGATTGCCGCGCTGGAAAGCATCGGGCGCGATCTTCCCGAGGCGGGCCTGAAAGATCGCCATCGCCTCGATCGACTGGCCGGTCTTCTGATCCATGACGACGCCGTAGGCCGTGAAGGTCCGGCGGACCTGCGAGCCGAGGCCGAAGGCCACCAGCAGATTGGGATCGATGCCGTTGAGCTTGAACGTCGCTTCGAGCTTGTCGACCCCGAGCGGGACCTCGATCGCGACCAGCGCGCCGCCGGCGTGATGGTCCTGATATTTCTCGGTCAGGTCCGGCAGCTTGAGTTCCGCGATCGTCAGCGCCTTATGCTCGTTCGGATCGAGGTCGTTGCAGAACAGGTTCACCGCCTGCATGGTGTAGAAGGTGCCGCTCATGGCGCGCCTCCGATTTCAGGTTGAAGTGCTTGGTGGCGGGCGGGACGGCGACGGCCTAGGTGGCCGTCGCCAGCTGCGACGTGAGATCGTCGAGCAGGGCGTCGAGCGCCGGCAGATACCGGCCCGAATTGACGCCGATATAGCGGAGCACCGGCGCTTCCTCGGCCTGGAAGGTCAGCTTGAAGCGACCGAGCCGCAGATTGTCCGGGCTGTTCTGGTCGCGCTCGAAGGTGACGTTGTAGCCCAGGATATCGCCATCGGCCTGCAAGTCGCGGAATTCGGACTTGGCGGTATTGATGATCGCCTGGATCGTCTGGCCGGTGATGTTGTATTTGCCGAGATAGCCGCGGGCGGTGATCAGGAAGCGCAGGTGCATATAGTCGCGCCCGCGCGTCACATTGTAGAACCGCCAGAGGTCATCGGAGCCGGCATTGTCCGTGCCCACGAAGATGAAGCCGCCCGAGGCGATCGCCGTCTCGACACCGGCCTCGCCCCGAAGGATCACGCCGCCATTGCCCGCGAGGATTTGCTGGCCCTCGGTTGCGCCATCGTCCAGCGAGAACTCGATATACCTGTTCGGCGCGAGGATGCCGTAGATCGGTTGGTTGGCGACCGACTTGAAGGGCCGGCCATTGTTCTCGTGATCGCGTCGGACGAACAAGCCGAGGATGGCGCCCACGCTGTCCATTTCGGTGCCAAGCGTGCCGCCCTTGACCCACGTCTCGACCGGGATAAGGCGCTCGCTGTCGAGCGTTTCCCGCCAGTCGGTGAAGGCCGTCAGGGTCGAATGCGGCCCGCTGACGACGGCGTGCGCGAGGAGCGCGGAGCACAGGGCCGGCAGGTTTGCGCAAACCGCATTGGCGAGGTCGGCGATCGTCGCCGTGATATTGCCATTGGCGCCTTCGGCCGAGGTAATCGTGAGGTTCGGCACGCCCGTATAGCCCGAGCCGCCGGACGTGATCGTCACCCCCGTGATGGCGCCAGTTCCATCGACGGCGGACACCTTGCCGGCAAAGCCCGTGCCGCCGCCGCCGGTCCCGGTGATCGGGTCATTGACCGCATAGCCCGTGCCGGGCGTGGCGATCACCAGCGTTGCGACGCCGGTGTCGCGCTGATGGGTATAGCCGGGCACGCCGATCAGCCGCGGCACCACGCCAAGCTGAGGGCCGGCCAGGCGCAGGGCGTACATGCCCGTCTTGAGCGCGGGATCGCCGACGAGGTTGGCGATCGTAGCCGCCTCGTCCGCGCCCTCCTCGACGCGGACGATCACGATCCGCGAGGCGACCTGAAAGTCGCCAAGCTGCTCATTGATGAGCGTGATCTGGTCGGGCAGCGAGCCCGTCGTGCCGAGCGCCGTCATGGTCGTAGCGTCGTCCGAGAAGATCAGGACGGGGGTGTCGAGCGGAAAGGTCTGCGCATTCGCGCCCGGGGCGGTGCCGACAAGGCCGACGACGGCCATGTCGGCCGTTACCGCCGGGAGCGCCTGGTCATCGGTCCGGTTGATGCTGATGCCGAAAATCGGATCGGTCATGGATTGTCTCCATTTGGAAAGACGAAAAGGCCCGACCGAATGATCGGCCGGGCCTTGGTGGATCAGGCGGGCGCGGAGGCCCTGATGGTTAGACGACCGTCTCGAAAACCGAGACCATGAAATGCTGTCGCAGCCAGCCGGGCCACGGCACATGCGACGCCCATCCGCCGGACTGGATAGAGAGCCCGATCCGGCAACTCACCGTCATGTATGGCTTGCCTCCAATGAGGGCGTTCAGTAGGACATCCAGGCCGATCAGCACGGCAAACAGCCAATCACCTGCTTTGTGGAGCATCGATG